ATTAACGTTGAGAGAGAAAGTGCAGAAAAATCAAAGATGTTACAGTGTGATTCATGTCAAAGTTATGATTTAGTAAGACCTATTCCAGAACATAGAAAGATACTTGAAAAACTAATGTCTAATCCTATTAATGGAAACAACCAAACACTTGAAGATGTTGCAAGACAGTTAGAAAGAGATTTGGAAATTGCAGATAATGCATACTTGTTGATGTTAAAGAATTATTGGATAGATGATTCTACTGGTGATATTGATTATGATAAAACTGAGATCAAAGAACTGTTGAGAGTTGACCCACCACAAGTTGCAATGATTGCAGATAGTGATGGTAGAATTGGTTATGATGATAAAAAACAAAAGATTTGGGTATGCCCTAGATTTGAACATAGAGACAAGAGATTGTATTCTGAAAGATGTGATAGATGTAATGCACAGGGTATAAAAGCAATCATGGAAGTAAACTCTGTATATTCTGTTGGTGTACCACACCCAAAAAGAGTAATCTATGGTGAAGGTGAAGTAATTTGGAAAGCAGGAAAGTATAGACCTTCACTGATTTATGGCTATTCTCCTATCTATGCAGTATGGTCAAAGGCTATGTCATTGTCTCACATGGACGAATATGTCAGAAAATACTTTGATAAGATGAGACCACCAAGAGGATTGCTAGTTATTGCATCAAGAAACTATGAAACATTCAGAAAATCATGGGATGCTCTTGAGCAGAAGGCTATTGAAGATCCTTACATGTTTCATCCATTGATGGTAGAATCAGACAAAGGTGGAAAGAATATGGCAAATTGGATAGACTTTACTGGTTCATTACAGGAATTACAATTCATTGAAGTTAGAAAAGAACTAAGACAAATAATTGGTGCAGTGTTTGGTGTGCTTCCATTGTACTATGGTGAGATGGTAGGTGGTTGGTCACAAGAAGGATTACAAGTTACAATTACAAACAGAGCAGTAAAATGGGGACAAGACATATTATACAAAGCATTTTTCAAGAAATTCACTGAAGTTATGGGTGTAGATGATTGGGATCTTAAACTTGTAGCAGGTGAAGAGAATGATAAACTATCAGAATTACAAAGAGATGGTGTAGAGATTCAAAACATGGCTATGTTACAACAAATGGGATTTAAAGTAACAAGAACACATACGGGTGAGTTTAATGTATCAAAAGAATCATCTATTGATGGACAAAATGAAAATATGGATAACAGTGGAATTGATGGAAGAGGTAGAAGTACAGCAGCACCAGTAGAAAACAGACAAAACTTTGAAGGACAACCAATGCAAACAAGACCATCAGATATGGGTGGTATTTCACAAGGAAGTCCTTCATCTGGTAGTGGTACAACTCTAAGTCAAAAGAATTATCATGATGGAATTACTCCTGCAAACTTTGAAGTTGTAAAGAAAACATTACAAACTGCAATGGATTATGGGTGGAAAAAAACAAAAACAGTAGATGAACTTAGAAAATATGGAGGTATGACAGTTAGACAAGCAAGAGAAATTGTAAAGCATGAATTAGGAATGACAAGGAGATGGGAAGATGATGATGAAGAGTAAAAAGAAATTAGAAAAACCAGTACAAATCAAAGTACCTAAAGAAAAGGTTACTAAAAGTAAAGATAAAATAGAAAATACCATATCTGAAATACAATTACAGATAAAAACATTTAAAAATGAAGAAGTATTTGTATGTTTAGAAGATTGTTTAAAGAAGATTAAAAACATAAAAAGAGATCATGGCAACTAAATTAGACGTTAATACAGGAAATACAGATTTAGGAAAGAAAATCTGGGACATTCATCAGAATAATGAATATACCAAAGTCAATAATTACAAGGAAGGTATGTGTTACAACTGTTTTGAAAATAACGCAGTTGCAGCATTAGTGCTTGATATTTGTGGAGATTGTGCAGGAAAAAGAGGTAGAGAGACAATTTTAGTGCCAATTAAGCAAATTTATTATGGTATGTGCTACTTTTGTGGTGATTACAAGTTCAATTTAGAACAGATTAATGGTAGATTATGTACTAAATGTCATAGAAGATGTGCAACTCACATCAAAGATTACAACAAAAAAGGTGGTCAATTTGGTGCAGATCCATTCTGGAAGTCAGTAAAACGAAGACATGGACAAGATTGGAAGTTAATTATGAATGATCCGTCACAATCCTATAGACGTTAATCATTTTTTAAAATAAAATTAATTCTATCCATTTCATAATCATAAAATTTCATATCATAATCTATGATTTTGTTTTTGTTAGGAATGGTTGATTCAAAATATCTATCAACTCTCCAAGACAGCATTGGTTTTCTTAAAAATCTTGGGAAAAATTCTAATTGCATTTTTTTCTTGTTAAATTTTATTTTATCATGCAATACTAGAACTGTTTTATCATTTTGATAACCATATATGTTACCGTTTCTAAAATGAACTAATGATTTTTGTAATGTAGGTCTTTCTTTTTCTTGATTTGTGTTTGTAACTACCCATAATTTTGATTTGTCATTGATATACATGTCAACAATGTTAATTTTTTTCATTGGTTCTGTTAGAAATCCTTTGTAAAATCTTTCAAATTCTTTCATATTATCGTAAATATATATCGAAGAAGCCATACGTTTTATTAACAATACTTATTAATAAACCCTTTTTTCCTATATTATGGCAGTTTATTCAAAAATCAAAGCCAAAAACATAGAAAAATGTAATGTTTGTAAAAGTAAAATTTACAAATACGGTAGAAAAGATTTTGAAATTGAATTATGTTACAAATGTGGAAAGTTTTCATGTAATTCAAATGTTTCATTAGGTGATCTTACGTTCATCATAGCAGAAGAACCAATGATTATACCATATTTGATTAAAATGGAATATCTAAAACCAATGTAAATATAAATAGTTGTAAGACTTTTATACTACATGTTAGAAATTCTTGACACAATATATCAGGAAGCTGTAATTGCAATCGCATTAGGTACAGGTTCAGGTGTTTTGGCATACTTTAGAAAAATTTCAAAAACACAAAAGAATTTATGCGAAACTGTAGAAAGATTGCAAAAAACTATTATTATTTTAGCAAAAGCTGTTGATAAACAATCAAATAGATTACACCCAGAAGCAAATTCTGATTTTGATGACCTAGTAAAAGAACTACTAGATAAATAATGTGAATGAATCGTTCACAAGGTTTAAGTAAGAGTTAAATAGGTCGATACTATACAATTTTCATGGCAGATCCGTTACTGATCGCAGTAATTGCAACCGTAGTTGGTGCAGGATTAAATACCGTAAGAGGTTACTTAGGAAGTGAAGAATCATATTCTGCTAAGAAACTTATTGGTGCTTTGATCGTTGCAGTATTTACTGGTGTTGCTATTGCTCAAACAATCGCCATAGACGGTATGAGTCTATTAGGTGTAGCCTTGATTGGTCTAACAGCAGGATTCTCTGTTGATTATGCAGTCACAAAGGCAAAAACTACTCCAGTCGAGTAGTAAAACTCCTTTTTTATCAAAATATTTATTAATCTTTACCGAACTTGATTTATATATGGAAGATAAAGTGTTCTTTAACGGTTTTGAATCTACTTTAAAGAGTATGGAGAACATAAACTCAGATGAAAGATATTTTGAAGGTCTATTAACAGTACAAATGAAAGATAAACAAGGTGAAGTTACCATTGTTGATGAGTTATACAAGGTTTTACCTGTATGGATTGACAGAGGAGCACCAATTTCTGACACACATTCTAACAGAATTGTAGGTAGAGGTATCAATTATTCAAGAACTGTAGTAAAAAATGACAAAGGTGAAGAACTTCCTGCAATCAAAATCACTGGTAAAATATTCAAAAATTATGAATTAGACAATGTTATTTGGGATAAAATCAAGAAAGGAGAGTATAAAGGACTATCATTTGGTGGTGCAACTAGAACAAATAGAGCACCAATCGTTATGAAAGATGGTTCTATTGCTTATGCACTCAAAGATTTAGAACACTATGAGGTTGCAGTATGTAAAGATCCTGCTGTACCAATGGCATTAATCACTGATTTTAATCCTATTGCAAAAGCAGATCATGATGCAACTGAAAGAGGTGATGGTAAGATGGTAATTCAATGCAGTAAAATGGGTTGTTATGTTGAAAAAGCAGAAGATCCATGTTGGGAAGGTTATGAACAAGTTGGAATGAAAGAAAAAGATGGTAAACAAGTTCCAAACTGTGTTCCAAAAGGAGATACAAAAAAAGCAGAACAATTAGATCCAGATCCAGAAAATGCTGATCCAGAACAAATAATGAATAGAGCAAAAGTTGTAGGCAGAAAACAAGAAATGTACAAAGCAGAACCAGATCCAGAACAATTAAAGATGGGAATCAAAGTTGAAATGGAACATACTGATGATAAAGAAGTTGCAGAAAAAATAGCAAGAGATCATCTAAATGAAGTTGCAGATTATTATACTAAATTAAAAGAAGTTGAAAAAGCAGATGAAGATAAACCATTAAACAAACCAATGAGAGATGATGGTGATAAAAAATTCAAAGTATATGTTAAAGATCCAAGTACAGGTAACGGAGGTACTGTAAGATTTGGGGAACCAAATATGGAAAGTAAACGTGATGATCCTGAAAGAAGAGCATCA